CGAAAGAGGACAAGACAACGCGGCTTTTGCAGCCGTCACTCCTGTGAACCAAACCGATCTATCGTGCAGAGGTAGTGATATCCGATAGCTCAACACTTTTATAGAAACCATGAATAAATTAAATAATAACCTATTCACAGTAACTACGAAAGTGGTTATCTGGCTGTTCCTAGTTTTCAACCTAGGTACAGATAGATCGCCAAAGGATTTCTACCCATTACTTCGCAGACTCGATACCCTCCGTAAAACGAGAGGTATAAAGTCAGTTGTGTCACTGTTGAAGGACACACGAGTTGTTTTACTGAATTACCTTTCTGGTAATTCAATTCGCATCTCGGGAGTGAAGTCTACCAAAGATTGTATACCTATAATCCTGGGAGACCTAATACCACTTATTCGTAGGGAGCCACATCCAGATTTTCTGCGTGTGGTTACTACCATATTGTGGTGTACTAGGGCTCTTTCTCTAGGAAAAGGTATCGACCTACAACCTATCATAAGCCCTGCTTTGCAGGAACCCCATGATATAAGTAGGTTCGTTACCGATTTCTGGAAGGATTTAGGATATAGAAATCTTGGATTGATTCCAAGGTCACTAAGGTGGCGTAAATGCCATCTTAGTACTAAGGTTGGTCCTAACTCAGAAGGTGATAACGCTTTATATAGAGCTATGTGCGACTTATCGTTGCTACCTAGCTCTTTAGAAAGCGCGATTCGCGTTCTGGGTGGATCAAGACTTAGTGATCGTCTTGATACACTCTATTACGGTGTTGTTATATTTCGAGTTTTAACCCGAATTATACCATTCACAGGTAATAAGAAATGTATAAGGTCTTTATCGGTTATACGAGATAAGGAACTTAAGAATAGGGTTATAGCAATCGGAGACTATTGGTCTCAGACTGCCCTAATCCCTCTTCATGAGTACTTATTTCGTGTATTGAAAAAGATCCCTCAAGACTGTACTTTCGATCAATCGAGTTTTACATCAAAGATCCTTAATAAGGATTTCTATTATAGTGCTGACTTAGTCAACGCTACTGATAGATTTCCCATTAATACTATCTTTTCTGTATTGCTTGGTGTACTACCTAAACATTATTTAGACGCTTGGAAAACCATTATGGTAGATTTCCCCTTTGATTACAAACAAGGTAAGAAACTTGAAAAGGTTTCTTATGCTGTTGGTAATCCAATGGGGTTCTATTCATCATGGGCTTCCTTTGCTGTAGCACATCACTATGTGATTTACTACTGCTGTCGCCTTAATAATATTGATTGGAAGACTCTTGATTATGCTCTCTTAGGAGATGACATCGTCATTTGTAATCCAATTGTAGCTACTTCATATAAAGAGGTTATAAGTTCTTTAGGGGTTGAAATTTCAAAACCTAAAACTTATACATCTACTCATCTTTTTGAATTTGCTAAGCGCATTTTCTTTAAGGGAGTAGAGATATCCCCTTTTCCTATTAGTGGACTTAAAGAAGTAAGTAAGAAGTATTATCTTCTTACCCAATTCTTCATCGAAGCCGAAAAGAAAGGTTGGATTTCATTATGTGGAGTGCCTACTATGGTAGCTACATACTTAGAGTACGTGTTGAAGTTACCTTCTAAGTTTAGGAATAAACTTATCAAGGCTTCAACAGTATACGAACATGTACAAAGAATTGTACAGGGCGCCCCTAATGCTGGTGAGCTTCTTACTGAAGCTTACAGGATTCTGGGATACTCGTTTCAACTTAGTGATTTCGTTGCACTTAATGTGCTTGAAAACATTGCAGTTGATCTGTTCGCATCGAGTAATCCGTTTAGCAACTGGAAAGAGTGGACCGAAACTGGTAAGATTAATATCTTCAAGTTTGAGATCGCTCTTCTAGATGCTTCGTTTTACTTCGAATCTAAGATGCAGCCTCGTTTAAGGGAATTTATTAGCGCTCTTCCGATTGTTGACGTAGTCAGCAGTCTGAATGAGATGGCTAAAGATTCTCATAAGGAGGCTATTGGTTATTCCAATAGTCCAGGAGGGAAGTGGCCACTGTTATTAAAAACGATGGCTTATCCGATCTCTGCTGATATACTCGTTCACCGTTCTTCCTATTTAATTAGTAGAACTGTAAGCAAGATTTCGAAAATGCTCCTTGAGAGGGGAGAAATATTAAATTTCTACCCTCCTGAGGAACTTCTTCGACAGACTCCTTAGTAGAGATCCCTAAACGGTCTAGATCTTTATTGGTGTAAATCAATAAAGACCTTACGCGAAAAGTCTTACCCAAAAGGTAAGGTGGG